CCCAGTAGCATTTCCTGAGCTCTCATCTAGTTTCCAATATTCTACAAGTCCTGTTCCTAAAGTTGTATCAACTACCGTACTCCAAAAATCACTAGGCATATCAGCCAAGTCTAAATAGCCACGATAATCAGTTAAATCGCCTGCTACTTTTGTTGAGTCAATGGTTACTTTAGCGACCTGTGACATAATTTTGGTTAAGCGTTACTTAATACTAAACTGTATGTACCTTGCAAACTTTCGCCATCTGCAATAGCCTTTGAAGTAGTTAGTGCTCTTGATAGCATAGTTCCTCCAGATGCTGCACTGAATACTCCTACCTCCTCAATAGTCTTTGAACCTGTTGCTGTCCAAGTCTTTGTGATTTTGAAAGTATCGTTTGCTACTGTTGTTTCTTCCTGTGAAACTGTCCCTGAAGCTCGTGCTAGTCCTGTGTCTGTGATTTCTGCTACAAGTGCTGTCTGTGTTCCAGCAACTGCTGTACTTGATGTTCCTACTCCGATATAAGACATTCCTGTGATAGCATTACCTGTAAGATAAGCCAATCCTCCATTTACGACTAGGTTCTCTACTTTCCAAGAGTCACGAACTTCTCCGTCTACTCCGATTATTTTGAACTCATATGTTCCTTTTACTTTTAATTTGTTTTCCATGTTATTTACTTGATTTATATTTTGGTAATAATTTATTTCTGCCCCAAGGATTTCTTCGTGGCATAAACTTCCTCAACTTCTCTACATATTTGTAGATTTCCTTTTCAAGGGATACTGCCAAATCCATTTGATTAGCAAACGCATATTTGTAGCAAGCCCTTAAATAGATAAGAGAGTGAAATATTGATGGGCAACCTGGTGATTGTACTGTGTCAGAAGTCGTAAAGTGGTCAAAAGTTCTTTGATAATGAATAGTCAACCCTTCTGTATAATCATAGTTAGGAGCTGGATATAAAGTCATTGAAGAACCATTCATATCGTAATACTCTGGAGTTCCTTCTGAAGAAAACATTTCCTCAAAAGACACACCTTGTTCTACTTCTTTGACATCTTTAAGCACGCTCTCATTCCCGTTACTATCTTTCAACTCAACTTTTTGAATTTTTAAGAAAGCCACATCTGTTAAATAGTCACCTTGACCACTCACTATATTAGTAGTAGCAATTGGAATATCACCGTGATTTACATCATCCCATTTCCAGTTCCTATCAACTTCCATAATGTCAGTTGCTGTTTCGTCTAACCCTTGATTTAATAATGAAGTAAACTCTTGTAGTCGAGCTGTATTACCAGAAATAGAACCATACTTACTAAATATAGTCCTTTCGCATTCCTGAATAAGCCCATTGTTATTTGTTGTGTCGCTAAACTGCATATACTACAATTATAACACGATAATTCTATTCCTTATTTTCTTCTACTGGTTTTGGCTCTTCTAGTTTCTTAATCTGTGTCTTTAAAGCACTAATAAAGTTTTCAACTCTGTCTTCTATGTCAATCACAATCTTTCCACCTTCTAGTTTCGCACCCATAACTTGTTCAAATATCTTTTTATCAGGGTCTACCTTTAAATCGATTTCCTTTGTTTTCAGAATTTCCCCAGCCTTACCATCAATCTTTTGAAGTTCTAATGCAGACTTTTTAAGTCGTTCTTCAAGTTGTTGTCTTTTGGCATCATCTTTTCTTCCTTGCAAAACAATCTTGTTACGGTCTTCTAATAATTTGGCTAACTCCATGTCTTTAAATTTTATTTGTCTTGTCATATTATATTAGTTATTTAGTAATTGTTCGTATGCTTTTACCCAAAGTTTTTTCTTCTTTTTAATGTTATATTTTCTCATAACATATTCTCGAGCATTTGCACCCCTATCTCGCCTAACCTTTCCTTCTGATAGTTTTTTAATTGCACTTCGCCAACCTCGTTCTGTGTTACACAAACTAATGTGTTTTTTGTCGTGGCTGTAAGGATTATCTTTCCACCCAGATGCTATACAAGGAATTTCCAACATAGACATCTCTAGAAATTTAAGATTAGACTTACACTTGTTAAAGTAACATTCTTCCCTTGGAATTAAAGCAATGTCTAATTTAAGTTGTCTTAATGTTTCTTGGTATTGATGTGCTTCTACAAAAGGTTGCCATTCAATGTCTAGTGATTTCCAAAAAGCAATTTCCGTCTTGTAGATATCGTTCATCATTTTGCTTTTTTCATTGTCTGGAGGCAACCCGAAAACCACAAGTTGATAATCTGGGCTATCCGACAACTCTTTTAATAAATCCCCAATCACCTCGTAATCTCGTGTATTCGTCACAGAACCAACAAGTCCAATCCTAATCTTATTAGTATCATTACGAATTGGTTTATCCCAATCATCAGGGTCTACACAATTTGGCAACACAATAACATTGTCATTATACTCTCTATATTCTTCTGCTAGGTATTCAGTAGTGGTTGTAACAAGGTCTGCACTTGCAACTGCTTCCATCAAATTAGCATTTACTTTCTCTAACAACTCTTTTTTACCATAAAGCATTTGTGCTGGTGTGCCAGAGTCCGGTTTGTATGTGTCATCATTATCAACGACAACTTTCTTTCCATACTGTTGAAGTAGAGGGATAACCTCAACCTTTTGTCTTTGGTCTGGTCTGTGAAATACTACAATGTCTGCACTCATAGCACCTTGAAAAGCCTTCTCACTTGATACCTGTTCAGTATACATAGATGTTTTATTCCCATCCCACAAGTTGTGAAATAGTGGTAAATAACACCTTACATAAAAACACCCGTCATATCTTCCATTGATATAATAGACATTCATTATTGTTTTAACAAGTTAAGTCGTTCTTCTAGTTCTGCGATTTCTTCCTCTCTTGTTAGTTTGCGTTCTGGTCGTGGAATAGAACTCTTCACGACTCGCCCACTTCCATCAATTCTGACCGACACCTTTTTTAAGTTAGGTGATATATTTACATTTCCCATGATATTATTTTAAGTTAATTATGACTTACGATTTACTTCCTCTCCTACCGAGAGCTCGGAGATTGAGTCTCGGTAAACAAATCGTTAAGCTGCTGTGGCACTTGACAAAATACCTACTGCTGCGTTATCTCGGTTTTCAGTAACTCCGTACAGAATGTCTGCAGTTGTTAATGTTCCTAGATATTCAGGTATGTAGTTAGATTGAACACGAATACCATTTGAGCCAACCATTCCACCCTTTGAAGATAGACCTAATGACGCTGTTGCAAAGTGAATTGCATCTTTGTGTGCTAATAGGTTTATTCTTCCAGTTGTGTCTGAAACGTAAGGTACGTTCTGAGAAGAAATAACTGGTAGACCATAAAGGTAACCTGCTGGTTTCTTCGCAGTTGGGTCATTGACTGGTGAGTTCACTGCTAGAGAGAACTTGTCAATAGCCTGTACTTGTCTCCAGATAGTATTTGGATGCATTATAAATGCAACTTCACCTGTGTCTGTTGGTACACCTGCTGTTTCAAGGGTTGCGATAGCTGCTCGGATTTCTGAATCAGCAACGTTAGTTGTTGATGCTCCTACTGTTGTAGAGAAACCTGAGAACAAATCTGCAATAGCTACTTCAAGTACTTTCGCAATTGAGTAACCTGCATTTTTAGCATATCGTTCTTGGATTGAATAAGATTGTTTTACAGTTGCTGCTTCTTGGTCCTCAATCATGAAAGATACTTCATACCAGTTATTAACTGTTAGAGTAATTTTTGTTTCAGTTGGGGATACAAGTGTAACTGCTGTAGCTGCTGCCTTTTCGGTAGCTGCCATTTCTGTAAGTCCTGGTGTGTACAATACATCTCCTCCGCCTGTTAGTTCATCGCTTCTGTCTGTGAAGAAGTCAGCTAAAACTACAACGCTTTTGAAGAAGTCATTGATTCTTTCACCCCATACGTTCGGGATGAAAACATCAAGGTCTCCAGATTTTCCTGTGAATGTTCCTGTTGGAAAAGCCATAATATTTTATTGTTAATGTTCTTGTTAATGGGTAATCTCGTTTCGGAGATTATCGACCCATTTGTTTTTTCCAAAGATTTCTATGTTCGTCGCTGGATATACCAGGAGTTCCAATATCTTTCTTTGGAGTAACTTTTGCTGAACCTCTTGATGCTCCCAATTGGGTCTCTTGAGTTTCCTTCGCTTTATCTTTCTTGTCTTTCCAGATTGTAAAGTAATCAGATTCTGCTGCCGCCAAAGGATTTGACTCCTCTAGTTTTGCAATGGACTTGATTTTTTCTACCTCATCTTCAGAGAGCCCTCTTGAGTACAAGATTGCCTCCTCTTTGGATAGAGAATCGCCAGTTGACTTGACTTGCGTCGCATCATCCTTTTGTCCTTCTGTTTTAGGCTCAGTCTTTTCGTCGTTCAGTTGTGCTTTAAGCTCTTTTAATTTAGCCTCTGCTTTCTCTGCACGTCGTTTCTGGTCTTCTGCTACCTTTGTTGCTTTTTCAAGCCCTCCAGTAGACTCTTCGGTTTCGGAAGATGTTTCCTCTACCTCCTTGGTAGTGACGTCATCACCAACGTTATCTTGTGTTTCGGAGTCAAGAATCTCCTTTTCTTCATTTTCCATAGCTGTTTTTGTTAAGGCGGATTACACAACCGCCAAATTATTAAATACCCCTTAATTATACCACACTACCTTGACGAACTCGATTTTCTGGGAGATTTCAATTTGAAATCCTTTCTCATCTCGTCAAAAACCGATAGTGCCATCTTGCGAGCCTCATTTAATGTTTCAGATGAAACACTAGACCTGACCCCCTCCAAGATTTTCTTGTCCAGCACCACCTGGCTGTATTCCTTGAGCTCCTGCAGGGTTGCCTTGTCCTGGTATAGCTTGTTGATTCTGTTCCACATTTTGTTGTTGTAAGTTAGCTGTTAATTCTGGTAATGACATATCAATTCCTGCTAGGTCTATAATCTTACCAAATAGTTTTGATAGTGCAGGGTCTGTCATAATTTGAGGATTTTGTGCGACTGTCATCATCAAGTTGTTCAATGATTCAAACATCGCCTGTTTATCTAGGTTCTCGCCAGTCGTAATAATGTCAACCTTAGTTCTTATGTCGTCATAATATCCTTTCGGGATTTCCATCAGTCTTCTGGTTGTTTTTTTAGACTTGGCAATTTCAAACAGCATATCGTATTGTTCCCTAGTAATCTTTCGTCTTGCCATTACTTCCTTGTCTACAAATTGGTTTATTTCGTAAGTGTTGAAATCTTCTTCAAATAACTCGGCTTCCTCTTTTGTGAAGTCAGCCATTAGTCTGTGTCCTTTTTTCAACCTTTTAACTAAGAAAGGTAGCACCCAGTCATACATAATCTCTTTCTGTAAAATACCAAACGCCTTGTTCTTCTCATCAAAAGCAGAGCTACCAGCCTGTTGTTGCATAGCCATGCTCCTGAAAGGTGTCCTTGACGGCATTGTTTCTCCTGTAACGGCATCAAACGAACTGGAAACTCTCTCGTATTGTGCATCCCACTTGGTAAGAATAGATTGAATCTGTGGAAGTGAGGTCGGAACGGTATTAAGTAGAGATAATTTTCTCCCATCGGAAGTGTGTATAATAGAACCTGAATCATAGTCTGTTAAAATATTGTCTTCAACCTCCTCATCATCTGTTGTGAAAACAGGCTTAGCAGCAAACTCCATCATGTCACGTTCTTTCAACACAGCGTCGTTGCTCCAAACCTGTGCCTCAAATCCTTCTTCAATTACTCCACGCCCTAGTGAACGACCACTAACCATTTCCCAAGAAAGATTCTTGTAAGGAAACTCATCAATAATTTTGTAGTCTACAATTTCATCTTGGCAAACATAAATACGATACAAGTTATATTTATTCTCATCCCCATCTTCTATTACTTCTGACTCAGGCATTTCGCCATACACCTCATAGACTGTGTATTGGTCAACAGTTACATCAGTATCTGAACCAATAGCGTTCTTTTCTTTTTTACTCCTAGCGTTCTTGTTTTCAAGCAAGTCACCCAATTCCCACTTGCCCTCCATTTTCTTCAACTCTGATGGACTCATGTAGTGAATCTCAACAAACAAATTATATAAATTAGCAGGGTCAACTACACAGTTACGCAAATCAACACATTGAATATCAAGCGTGTCACCCTTCTCAATCTTCTTGACAATCAGCTCACCATACTTAGGTCTGTTCCAGCGCATCTCATCAATTTTTGCATCATAGTTAGACTCCTTAAACCAATCATGAAGTTCGTGGTTCAATAGAGAAACCCTCAAAGCATTCTCGTCGCCATCTGGCACAAGTTGTATTTCCTTTGTAGCAAAAGGTGTCGCCTTATAAGAAGTGGTTAGTCTGTAATTCCCAACATTATAAAAAGGTTTATCTCTTCCTAAATCATCTTTACTCCCACCCAAGTATTTTGAATCTGTATAATATTCAATTGTCTTGATAAGCTCAAAAGGCTTAAAGAAATTCCCCTCAACTCTCTCAACTTCTGTTTGTGCGTAGTTTGAAACTATGCTTTGTATTTTATCTTGTATCATATTTAATTGTCTGTCACTTATCTGTTAATAGCCTAATTATATCACGACTATCTTGCTTGATTGACCTTTCTTGAAATTCGTTTCCTCATTTTGTGCACTTTTTTCAACTCGGCTCTAATTCTCGACTGGTTTGACTCGGCATCACTAATCGCACCCTCCCCATCAATATTCCAAAAAGCCAACAATGTTGCCATGACAGCATCATCGTGATAACCACTCGGAGCAGACGCCCCCTGTTGCCCAGCCACATCGGAATAAGAGAAAACCTGAAACTCCTCAAAGGTCATCAAATCTCTAATGACAGGAAAGTTCTTCTCAAGCTGTTTACGAAAGTGCTCCACCAACTGCATCTTTGTAGAATAATTTGTTGAGAACCCCAACTTCTTCGTTTTACGCCTCTCCCTGTCTGAATACACCTCCCTCACATAGATATGATTGTATCGCTTACGCAACTCCTCAACCAAAGCCTGCCCAATCCCCGTCACCTCTGGAATAACCAAAGGCTCTTTAAGCATTGAATACATATCCGCCAAAGTAATAATCTTGTTCACAATCTGCACAGTTGGCACATAGCCCGTAAAACACGCCACCTCATGTCCTGTGTCCTTTGAAACCACCTTAATATGACTCGGGTCAGACTCCCCCAATGATGGGTCAACCCCTATCTGATATATCTGCTTTTTAGGCTCTTCAAATATCTTTATCCCTCCATACTCCTTAATAGGCATCAAAGTCTGGTCTTTCATCCTCATCAAATGCTCGTGTGGGAAAACCGTTCCCGCCACAATCGTTTCAGGACTCCACTCCCCCTTAACAAAACGCCTCACATATAAATCCCCTTTCTCCATCTGCTGTTCTATAAACCCATCAGGCAAATGAGCCTCGTTGTCCTGCATCCCCGTCTCTATTAAAAACCTCTTTTCCGCCAACTTCTCCGACTTCTTCGGCGCAATCTTAAAATAGTCATAAGCCCAAAAGTTCGCAGGGTTCGTCGTCGCACACATCTGATGAAACGGCACATTCCTAGAAAGCCTCGATGTCAACAACTCATACATCATATATTCAACCTCCTCCAACTGGTCAATAAAAACACCCCCCAAGTCAATCCCCTTAATCTTCTGCGCCGCCTTCTTAGTATCATCCCCCGACACCGCCGTATCCAACCCATAAAGTAAAATCTCCGACCCATTCGGAAACACAATCTTCCTCTTCCCCACCTCGTGTATATAACTCCCCGCAGGAAACACATCCCTAATCGCCGGCATCGTCGCCGACTCAATATCCGACAACGTCTTCCTTCCTAAAAGCAACCTATTCCCCGGAAAAAACATACTAAGCAACCACATCTTCGCAATCATCGCAATTGTTTTGCCGCTACGGTACCCTCCACAAATCAACGCCTCGGGCGTCTTACTATTCAAAAACGCCACCTGCTTCGGATTAAAATAAAACCCATTAAGCTCCTTGATGACGACCTCGCCGGCCAGCCATTGTTTTCCTATCTCTTCCCATTGTGTGATACTTGACATAGTGATTATTGTGTGTTGTTAGATTTACTATATGTGTGGTGGGGGGTGATATATATATATTCGGGTAGGTCGGTTGGTTTCACTCCCTCCCCCCCTCCTTGTTATATAGCCATTATATACACCTGTATATGCTCACCTCTATATAACTAGCCGTCTATTGAGTGGTGGGGGTAATGTCGCACAATCTACATTGTCCGACGCTATACGCTTTCCCCCTTATTCTTAGCCGTGTTAACAGTTGCTTGCTCTATTGTGAGCGACACTTGAGGTGCTTTGTTTTGGTCGTTTTCGTCAAGCTGAAGTCCGATGTCTTTTGATAATACTCCAAGGATTTTAAGAGCATTAGTAAAGTCTCTTTCATTAAAAGCAATCTTTTTTAACTGCTCTGTCACTTCTTCCCTAGTGACTCCCAATATTTCCAAGCTTGTTTGCGCTGTTGCATGTATACTATTGTTTTCTGGTAACTGTAAAGACTCTTTGACTACGCGATTGGCGCGCTCTAGTATTGTTTTGCTTGCTTTGTCCGCTGTCATTTCTG